GACCGGAGCCACTTCTGGACCGTATTGGCCTCGACATAGACATTCATGTCGTAAGCGTAGAGGACGCCGGCTACATAATCGCCAATGACAATCTCATCGGCAAAGTTCATCTGACATTGCCCGCGGTGTCGCGTAAACTGGCTATTCTCCCAGCCGGCGCGCTCATGCCAGACGCCGGTTGAGACATCATACACCCAGGTCGTGTTAGCAGTCGGAAAGTTCAGCACATAGAAGGCATGGCCGTCCTGCTGGTAGGTATAGGCCACGGCGTCGGCAAGTGTCGTGTATTGCTGTATCTGCCACTCGACGGCGTGCGTTGAAATACGCTCGCCCGTGTAACCTTTGGATTTATAGATGATGCCGTTACCGCGAGCGTCTTTCCCCAGCCAAAACAAGGCGTTATCTAGTTTGGCGACCGAATAAGCCGCCTGACAGCCGATTTCGTTGAACGCGCCTTGAATACGCGCCAACGGAAAGTCGGGAAGACCGGCATTATACCAGACCTCGATGGAGTTGGTTCCAAACAGCCAGACTTCGCGGTGATCAACGATCAGTGTGACGAGATTGTCGGGCGAACCTTCGGCGCTGGCGAAGTCCAACGGGTCGACAGAAGACCCGTCATAGAGGGTAGTTACCCAGAATTTCTGGCTGTTGGGCTGGTTGAAGACAAAATAGCCGTCAATGAACCCAACGCCCACTGCGCCATAAAAGTCAGGGTCTGTGATCTGGGCGAACACATCCGTATTGGCGTTGTAAATATAGCCGGTAGCGCCGTCAGCAATGAACAACTGCGTGCCGTTGTCCACCATATTAACCGGATTGGAACCGGGGACGCCGCCCTTATCCACAAAGGTCCAGTCCGACGCGATCTTATAAAACCGCGTCCCGGCGACGGCGTAGCCATAATCACCAAAAGTCCAGAGCCCGCGAACCGGTCCTGTCGGAAACTCAAGAAGCTTGCGCAAGCCCGGCACGCGCTGAAGAAACGCCGGCTGTTTGCCCCCGTCAGGAACGATTTCGGGGAAAAGATTGACCATGCGGTTATCCGCAGCGTTAACGCTGCGGGCGACATAGCTAGAGCCGAGAATGGGCGTCTGCATCAGACTTGACCTCCTGTAGTTTCCGCGTATATATACCTAGAAACTACATTTGAGGATAGAACATGACGGCGGAAGAACTCAAAAAAATTCTCTCTTACGACAGTCAGACTGGCGTATTTACGTGGTTGGTCAGCCCGTCTAAAAGCATACGTGCCGGACGGGCGGCAGGATGCCGCGAAAAGCGTATTGGCTATTGCACTATAGGATACAAAGGGAAAATCTATAAATCGCATAGGTTGGCGTGGCTGTATGTTACCGGAAAATGGCCAGACGGCATTATAGACCACATAAACGGCGTTAAAGACGACAATAGATTTGACAATCTGCGAGTAGTCGACGAATCGGGGAATGCGCAGAATGTTCGCAAGCCAAACAAACGCAATAAGTCTGGGTTTATGGGCGTTATATTTTTTCAAAATAAATGGCGCGCCAACATTACGCACAGCGGCAAAACGCATTGGTTGGGCGACTTCGCTACGCCGGAAGAAGCCCATCAAGCATATCTTGCTGCCAAACGTAAATTTCACGTTGCTTGCACCCTGTAAGTAGCTGAAAACCTTAAAAATTCCCGGCGTAGATGTTATACCGCTGACGGGTGCCTACAATGCTGTAAGGCAGCGCCATGATATCGTCAGGATTATTGATACGCTTCAGATTGCGCTTGCTATACATTGCAATCCGCTGCACTTGCGCGGACGGCTCGACGCCAAACTCGGGGGCCAGTTCGCAGGCCAGATTATAACGGAACGCCCGCAGATAGCCGGGCGGAAAAGCCAGCGTCGTGCCCAGCGTGGCCGGATTGGCAAGCTCTTCCACTGAAACAAAATGCCATTCCAACTGCCGCAGCGGCTTGGGATAGACATACATTTCAATGTCGGGGTAGGTCATATTGACCCACATGACTTGCGGGTAGGTGCTGGTGACGGTTTTTACCGCGATGCCATTATACTGCTGTTGGTTGATGATCTTGATGCCGTAAGACACATTGGTCTGCGGGTCGCGGAAGTAAGTTGAATCGTCTACCAAAACCGGGCGATTGCCTAGAAAGTCGCCGGACGGCCCCAAAGTCCGGCGAAGTTCGCCTGCCGGCCAGTTAAACACTTGATCTTGAGTGGAAAACACCGCCAATCGTTCAGTATTCCAGCTATCAATCATCTGGTTGAGCGCAAATAGTGCGTCCTGAGATGTTTCGGCAGACGGCGTTTCACCTTCCGCCAGAACGCCAAGAAGCCGCAACGCGCCGTTGATCTGATTATTGGCGGTAGACGTGACGGTGTTAGACGTAGCCGGAACGACAACCGGGACATTCTGCGCCGCGTTGAACAGCGCGATCATTTGACCGTCTGTCCACCCTTGCGAAGATTGCGTGAGTATGGCGAGAGCGTCGCCGGTCGTCACATATTCCGCAGCCCAAAACTCAATCCAATCGCTTGTATCGGCGTCGGCCGGAACCGCTTGGAACAGCAAGTTCATGTCGCCTAGCTGCGCTAAGGCGGTGAAATACTGTTGGCGGGTTACAGTCGTCATAGGGGCACCTGCACGGCGGCGTTAAAAAGGTTAAGCATCTGCGCGGACGTATAGCCAAGGGCCAGTTGGATTTGAACATACAATGGGTCGCCAACTTTGACCCGTTTAGCCGCGTTAAACTCTATCCAGTCAGGATAGTTAGCGTCTGCCGACACGCCCGAATACGCCGCGTCCATTTCATTCACCACAGATATAGCGATAAACAATTGTTCGCGGGTAACGGTCGTAATCATGTCAGTAGCCCATACATTTGAACTGAATCACATTAGCCGAATTGCTGTTTGCGATAAATTCAAATGTGGCGCTAGTGGTGGTCGTAGTTGTTTCCACCAACGTCACGGCCTTTGCAGTTCTGTCTGTCGCGTCACAGGCGTATCCGGTAGTGGTCGCAGGCATTCCGGTTAACGCGAGCGTATTTCCGCTTACACAGTTCCCTGTAAGCGCGGTCGTTCCTGCAATTGCGCCGCCAGTTACGGTTCCCGCCGCGCAAGTGCCGCCAGCGCCGGTTATGGTTGGTTTTGTTCCTTTAGATACAATAGCGGCCCCCGCAAAAATATTGTAGTCTACTGTAAGATTTGTATTGTGCGCATGGAGCCCATCGCCAACCGCATATATCTCTGCATCGACGGTGTGCAACGAATTTATCCATTGCACAGATTGCCCGCGCGCGAGCTTGGCAAAAATACCATTGCCGCCATTACCTTTAGCCGGATTAAAAGCATTTACGTTAGCGAGAATACCAAACTCAGCTTTTTTATACGTTGGGACTGCTGTTTGATCTCCAAGATATAAAAATCCGGTGACAGGGTTAGCGCCCGAACCCATAAACCCGGCCGTAAGCCCAAGTCCCCACGTAGTTCCGGCAACAGAAAGCCCGTCATAGGGGTCCGTATCGACAGCATTACCTTCGTTTGTCACCTCAAACTGGTTGAGAGTAATGCCGTTAACACCCGCTACTCTGACTGCGCCAGTAAAGATAGGCACTGCAATAGGAGACGCCGGTAAAGCCGAAGTGTCATCGTTAATGGCAAATGCGTTTACTGCTTGTGATCCGCCCGACGTAGCTCCCGACCAAGCCTTAATGTCGCTGGTGCGGGTATACCCCGTTATGGCGTTTATTCCGACAGGATCGCCTACAGATAAAGTAGCCAAGTGAACGGCGTTTTTAGCGCCGCCAGCGGGTAGGTATGCGTCTATCCAGCTTGAAGGTGTTACTGGAGCCACGGATAAATAGCCGCCTATGCCTGATGAAGCGCCCAAGAATAAACGGTTTGCGCGATGGATAATGCCTGTGGCCGGGTTTCCATAGTAGTCTGGAAAGAAAAATTTTGACGCTGACCCCACTACCGACGAGAAATCTTGTAGCGCCGTATTCAACGTCAGGCCCGTCCCAAGCGACGTAGAGCCGAGCGGGGCGTTAAAAGTCACTTTGCCGGGAAAGGTGACGCTGTTACTTGCTGTGATGGTAAGCGTCCCCTGCCCCGGCGTAGAAGTGCCGCCAGAAGCCAAAATACGGGCGTCAAAATCGTTATTAAGCCCAGAAGACCGAAAATCAATCAACGGCGTATTAGATACTGAGGTGCTGCCAATCTCAATATCGGCAGTAGAAGCCGAAAAAGTTGTGACCTGACTGGAAAAGGTCTGCGCCCCGCCCCACGTATTGGTGCCGCTCAGCAGCGGGACATTGGCTCCGCTAGACCCAATATTCTGAAATGCGGCGGTTCCTAAGCCGGAAATGTTTGTGGCTGGGATTGCCCACACGCCCGCCGCAGAGACGGTCCCAAGGTCACGCCATGTGCCGTTAATATTCGCGCCGAAGGCGTAGGGCGTTACCCCCTTGTTCATTCCCCACTGCATCTGTGTGTAGGTCTGCGCTACGGCGGCCTCTGCGCTGAACAGGAGGGTCACAAGGGTCAAAACGCTCCCAACCATTCTGTTCGTCATAATCAGCCTCTAGGTCCATAGTCGCAATTTTCACCCCATGCTTGGGGTGGCGCAGATAGATTACAGCCATTTTACACCTATGGTAAGGGCCAGGCGGGCCGTAGCCCGCCCGTAGGATTTGATTAAGCGACGGTAAACGTCAGTCTGTAAACCGGGAACGTCACCGTATTGGCAAGCGTGCCAGAAACCGTCGCGCGGATGCGGATACGGTCGCCAGCCGCAACCACTAGATTAGCGGCCGTGCCATTTAGCGTAAGCGAACGCACAGTATTCGCGGCAAGCCCGGTGCCGCCCGTCGCCTTGGTCGTGTTGGCGTCGGTCGCGGCCAGCATAGCTGCCGTTCCCGAGCCAGCTTGACCAAGGTTGGTGATACCAAAAGTGATATAGTTGGTGTCGTTCGCCGTCAGCGCGTCAACGCCCGAGAACAACGCCGATGTCAGCACGCCCGCAGCCGGTGCGATCATAAAAACATCGTTTGTGCCTGCGGTAGTAACGGCAATCGTCGCGCCCTGCTGGCTCATGGACAAGCCGCTGGCAATGTTGGACGCAACCTTGGAGGTTGAGTCCAGCGTAGTGCCTCCGCTGATCGCTGCGCCTGAAATGGTCGTGCCACTTACAAGCTCAGGATCAGAGAAGGCAACGCCGATAGCTTTTGTATTAGGCATTGCCTTCTCCTGTGATTAGCCGAGACGATACAACGTCCAAGTGCCGGAACCAGTCTTGCGGGCGCGGAACATCTGCGACGTGCCGGCCGTGGCCACCACAGTCATCAGACCCACCAGCGTCCAGCCAGTATTGGTCGTCAGCGTAATAACGCCAGTGCCCGAACCGTCGACATTCATGACCGAAAAGTCAAACGCATCGCCAACACTAGCCGCTGAGGGAATGCCGACTTCAAGAGCAGCAACCGTCGGAAGCTGATACGAAGCCGCCGTGCCGCCCGGCGAGCCAAGCAGGATGCCGTTAAGCACCTGGTTGGCCGTCAGAGTAGCCGACGCGGTCGCCGTAGCCGGTGCCGCCGTAGCAAACATCAACGGTTCGTTGAGGTTGCCGGCGCCAAGCTGATAACCGCCGGTCCCCTGCGAAAGCGGCGGGGTCGGGCCAAACGATTCAAGCGGGTAAGACGCACCCTGCGTGGTAATAGCCATGATTCATTGCTCCTTGATCTGAGATGAAAGAAGGGGCTTGCGCCCCTCCTATTAGCCCCAAAGACGAACCGCCATCTGCGGACGAATGACGCTGTAACCATACAGAACGTCAATACGGCAGGGCAGTCGGTCGTTGTTGATGTCATACTGACGAACAACGCGGAGCGAGATACCGTTGTGGACCTGGCGCGACGCCATATCGACACCCTGCGGGAGCAGAAGGTCGGCGGTGGCAAACGCGATGGCGTCCTTGTGGTAGATGAGGTTCTGCGGATACTGCGTCGAAGCAGCGCCGAGGAACGTGACCGCCTTACCGGAAACCGGCAGAGCATCGACCGTCGCAAGCGCCTGTCCAGCCGAATACATCGCCGGAACAGTGACCGAAGCGGTGGTCGACGCGGTAACGTCAGCCAGAGCCACGAACTGATACAGCGAACCAGTCGACTCACGGGTCTGCGGGTTGACGGCGTAGACATCCGCGATGGTGAACACGTCGCCGGCCTTGATGACCGTCGAGCCAAGGCCCGTCAGGACAACAGTGGTCGAGCCTTCGGTCGTAACCGAGGCGTTAACCGTCACGGTGCCCGTGCGCGAGCCAGTCGTGAACTGCTTGATCGACTGCGACATATTCAGCTCATCATAGCCAAGGATGCCTTCGCCAAAAATGCCGCTCTTGAACTGCTTGGCAATGGTGGACACCGGGTTGAAGAGGCCCTTCATGCCTTCAATCAGCGCGGCGTTCGCAGCCGGGTTGACCGTCGCATAGCGCGGCGACATAACAGCGGCGTTCTCGTTGAGCTTCTGCTGAGCCTGAAGCAGAACCAGCGAGGTAGCCGGGGTCGTGCCGGGCGTGCCAACCGAGTTGCCAATATATTTGAAGCTATTGGCGACATCGGCGTCAATGGACGAAGCAAGCTGCGAAATACGCGGCTTCAGCACACGTTCCGCAAAGTCGTCCAACTGCATGGTCAGTTCGGCGGTCGTAAAGTTGACGCCGATGTGCTTCTGGCTGGAAACCGCGAGCGTGGTATACTGCTCGTTGTCGTCCTGAACCTGAAGCGCAGCGCCGTCCGTGACCAGAGCGCGGTCAGGCAGACGGATACGAAGGGTCGAACCGATCTTAGCGCCTTCGACGGCAAAAGAGTCGTCATACTGGCGGTTCACGGTGCGGGTCAGGACAAGATTATTCTCAAGGATTTCAAGAGCCTTGCGAGTAATCATGTCAATAGTAAGAAGCGAATTAGACATGCCTTATCTCCGATTCTGCGCTTCCCACTTCTTGATCTGCCTTAGCCGTTCCGCTTCGATCCAATCCGACGTTGACATTGACTTTAGTGACCTAGGGTCAGTCGTATCGTAACGCGGACCTGAGTTTGACCGGGTAGCCGTGACAGGAGCAAGAGGGGCGGGCGCGGTTGAGGTTTTCTTAACCGGCGGATTCGAGGTCAGATTAACCTCTATCTTGCCAATCTCTTTTGCCTGCAAGACAGGCGATAGACGGGAAATGCGAGCCGCTTCTTTTGGGTTGGACCCAAGCCAATAAATGACTTCAGGGCCAATATCGGAAGACTGAATCGCCTGCGCCATAATATCCGTGACGGGGAGGTTGGGGTTATACGCGACCTGTTCAAAGTCCTCGTATCGGTCCCGAGCTTCCTCTTCGCGGTCCTTATAGCTGTCAAGAATAGCCGCCTGCTGGGCTTCGGCTTCCCGACGCACTAGAAGTTCTTGAGCCTTTTGTTCAGCCAATGCTTCCGCATAATGCTGAGCCGACTCAAAATCATCCGGCGCGGGAGGAGGCGCGACAGGCTTTTGGGCCTGCTGAAGCCGTTGAGATTGCTCTCTTTCCCATTTACGCTGTTCTCTTGCAAGGCGTTTGCTTACAATCGCGTCCAACTCTTCCTGAGAGAACGTCTTTGTATGCTGCTGTCCTTCCGGCGTCTCTACAGCGGTTTCCGGTGCTGCCGTAGCTTCCGGTTCCGGCGCGGGGCTGATTTCCGCTACAGCCTGATCTTCGTCGCTCAAGGCGATACTCCTTTACCTAGCTGTCCGGCTAGTCGGTTGACTTTACGATACTATTGCGCCGGCTCAAGGTCAATAGAATCCTCGGGCTTGGCTTTAGCCGCCGCGTCGCCTTGGCGTTTAATCTCTACTAGAAGTTCGGCGACTTCTACATACGGGCGCTGCCCAAGAGCGTTTAGGATGATATTCCACGCCTGCGCGGGGAGCGATATAGAAATTTTATCCATTTACGCCTGTTCCCAAGGAAGTGCGGGTGTGACAACGGGTGGGTTTTTCTGGTGTTCAATCTGTTTGTCCAATTCAGCGTCGAGCGCCGCAATTTTGCCCCCGCCCATGGCAGCCACAAGCCAGCCTTCAACTTGCGGTTTGTCTAGCTCGGCAAATGGCGTGAACGGAACACCAGGAGCGAGCGCGATAGCTTGCGACCCGTAAACGCCCGCAGTATAAACGCCATCAGTTGCTTGACGCCGCCAATGAATGGAAAAAACCACTTCGACATGGCCTTCATGCTGAGCGTAGCATTCAAGCTGCTGAATTTCCCAATTGTAGGTAATAGCCATCGTGTTTTCCTTACGCCGCGCTCGCTGCCAGCAAATAGTAAACCGTCCCGTTTACGCGGATTGCAATGCGACTCGCGAGATTCGTTGTGGTGGTGTTAGCACTAACTGGCGTTCCCTCAGTATAGAGAGACAACATCGTGTTACCCGCAGACAAATCCGTAGAGTAAATGGTTATTGTGTCCGCAGGAGAAGCCGTAGCGGCGGTGCCTGTTTCTATTGTGAGGCATTGCGCGCCGGTTGTAGGGCTAACCGTTGTTCCCAAGAGAATATTGCCAGACGCATCAAAACGGACACGTTCGGACCCGTTAACTAGATAACTTACATAGGATGTTGTGCCTGAAGCGATAAATCGGAGCCCACTATCAATCGCCGTCCCGCTTACTGCCGTGACTACCGCCTCTAGATACGATGAGTTGCGCAGAACGCCCCCCGTATCCGCGCCTCTGAACAGAAAAGCGCCCATAATGTCGTTTACTTGAACGGCTGAGCCCGCCCCACTTGCCGCGCGCGTTTTCTGCATTATGCAATACGCGGAGTTAGCGGATGCCGTCTGGTTCCAAATGGTGAATAAGGGGCTAAACGTAGTGGCGGATGTAATGTTAAAGGCGTCGCTGTTGAAAGTCTGCGATCCTGTAAATGTCTGCCCGGCGTCCGTCCGCGCGATCGTTGCGTTCGTAGACGGGAATGTTATCGTCGTGCTGTCCGTGCCAGCAAGCGTCAATGTATTGTTTGCTGTTAAAGTTTTGCCGTTAGCTATTGTTAGCGTCGACCCGGACGCAGGTGCCGTAATCGCAACCTTATTGATGCTCGTCGCGCTTGCTACGCCAAGAGTGGGCGTTACAAGCGTTGGACTGTCGCTCATGAATGTCTTGAGTTGCGCCGCAGTCGTCTTTACGGGGCCTACGCCGGCCGTTTGCACGTTCGGCACAATATCTGTCGCGGATACGGCTGCGCCCGCTGCGAGGTTAGAAATGCTGGTATTGGCCATTTTATGCCTCTTGCAACAGGTAGCTGGTGCCGTCTTCCATCATAAGGAAATCGACGTTATTTTCCAAAAGTATGCCGTCAGAGATAGCCGGAGCAATGCTTGTGTCGCCGGATACGAAACTAATAATACCGCCGAGCCCGATGGAGACGGCATTTCGAAGGGCGACACCAAAACTCATCGAATGTTAATCGGTTTACAATAAACCGACCCCCCGGAAGATACTTGGATAGCGCTAACCCGCCAAGGTGAACCCGTACCGGAAGGCACAGTAAACGGAATTGGCGTATTAGCCGGAATTGGCGTAGACGCTGTCGTAGCCGTGACGCCCTCGCCGACAATCACATAACATGCAGTTGTGGCCCATACGACAACGCCTTGCGGGCCCGCCGGCCATGTTGCTGTAGACCCAGCCGTGCCGGTATAAGTGATGGTTCGCCCCGGAAAGTTACCGTCAGCAAGCGGATTCAAAAGTTCCATGTCAGCCTCACGCCAAGAATTTCAATTTATACAGCGTTTTCAGATACAAGCCAACTATCTCGTCGACAATGTTCTGAATGGCCGTATCGTCGCCGAACTCTTCCCGGCCTTTTTCAATCTTTTTCAGCGAATCTTCAAGAAATTCAAC